GGGGACGGAGATCTCGTTCGTCTGCTCGGAGTACTTCGCGAGATCCGGGCGCAGGTGAACGGCAAGGGCGATTCACAGCCTGTGGATGAAGCTGTGGATAACACGGATTGACAACTTCACCGGCATGCTTGTAAGGTCCGGGCTGCACATAGGAATATCGATGGGGAGACCGCGATGAACAACCTGCCCGAGCCCCGGCCCGAGACACTGTCCGCCGTAGCACGCTGGGGCGTGTCCCGCAGTTACGGGGCGCCGGCCGTGACCGGCCCCGGTGAGCGACCGTGGGAGCCGGTGCCGACCCCGCCGTGGGTGAGCGCGCGGCGCAGGGCGTTCGCCCGGGTGATCGATGTGACATTGGTCGTGGTCGCGCTGGGGGCGGCACTGGTCGGGAGCATGCTGGCGACGACCGGCCTCGTGGCCGGGACGGGGCAGCGACCGGGCCTCGGCGAGGGGGGAGGCTCGGTCGTCACGCTCGCGCTGCCCATCAAGGGCAACTCGGACTGGGCGCGGAGCGCGGCAGCCGGACGGGTGATCGAGGTCGTCGACGCGGTGCCCGGCTCGCGGTGGGACGTGCGTGCGGCGGTGAACTGGCTGGACCGGTACACCGGATCGGACATGAGGATCGTGGCGCGCTGCTCGGCAGGCACGTATCGGTGCGTCACCGTCCGGCGCGGGAAGGTCAGCGGCGACGCGGTCGGCTGGTCGCGGGGCGGCGGCGCGAGTTACACCCTGACGATCGACACAGCGAAGGCCGGGCGCGCACAGTACGGCGGCCAGTACAACCGCGCGGGGGTGCGGACCTGGCTGATCGCTCATGAACTCGGGCACACGTTCGGTCTCAAGCACACCGCCAAGCGCAACCTGATGAACCCCTACACCGGACAGGGGAAGCTCGCCCTGACCTCCGGCCAGAAGAAACACCTCGCAAACCGATGAACGATCGAAGGGACATGCACCCAATGAAGAGGATCACGGCGGCACTGCTCGCCCTCAGCGCGGGCCTGCTGGCCGCTGGAGTCGCCGTGTTCGGCACCCCGGCAGCCGCGACCGAGCCGCGCCCGGTGCCGGTCTGCGCGGTCTGGGAGATGCGCGGCGCGACTGGCGCGTACCCGGACGTCACGTTCGGCGGCGCCCCGAGGGGCTCCTACGTCCGGTCCCGCTCGGCGAAGCTGGTCAAGCCGGCCGAGGGCACCGCACCCGGTGTCGAGTTCGCGACGTTCGCTCTGGGCTACACGGCGCAGGAGGACGTCACGGTGACGGTGGACTTCGAGTTGGGCGGGAGCGCCTCGTTCGCCGCTGGCGCGGTCCGGCTGTTCGGCTACAAGGCGACCGGCGCCGACACTCTGAATGACGCCCCCGACTTCACGGCAATCGCCTCGGCCAGTGAGGGCGCGCTGTCCTTCCCGCTGCCCGAGGGCAGCACGCTCGGGACGCTCGGGATGGTGTACGACGCGAGCAACGAGGCGAAGGGCTCGGTCGTCTTCTCCGATCTGAGGATCGGTGACCGCCCGGTGCGGTTCAAGCCGTGCCCGAAGCCGGACGGCAGCGCATCCGCGTCCGCCTCGGTTTCAAGTAGCGTTTCGAGTAGCGCGAGCGCCTCGGCCTCCAGCAGCGCATCCGCGTCCGCCTCGGTTTCAAGTAGCGTTTCGAGTAGCGCCTCGCCGAGCAGGCCTGTGGTCGTGGTGCCGGGTGGCACCGGGGCCGGCCCCTCGCTGCCGATAACGGGACCCTCGGTGCCGCTGCTGGTGGGCGGAGGCCTCCTTCTGGCCGCAGCGGGTCTCGGGCTGGTGTTCCTGGTGCGGCGGCGCAAGGTGCGCTTCTCCGCCTAGACTCGCTCCCGGTACCCCCGTGCCGCTCGAACCCCGGCTCTCGACTCCCCGTCCGAGAGCCGGGGTTCGGTGCGTTCGGACGGTCGCGGAGTGTCCCCCTGTTTCGGGATACAGTGGCAGGATGATCGGCAGGAGGAACACCGGGCAGGTGATCGAGGGTGTGACCGTGCCCCCGAACCCGGGCAACGCCCGCTGGTGCCCTCACCACAAGAAGCTCGAATGCACCAAGAACCGCACCAAGCGCGGTGGCCCGTGTCACGCGGTGGCGATCGCCGGGACGGCAGCCTGCAGCAAGCACGCGGGGATCAGGGAGGAGGTGGCGCGGGTGCGCGGCGAGTCGATGATCACGGCCTGGAATGTGGCGGGCAGGCCCGAGGGGGGCGCGCACATCCACCCGAGCGTCGCCGTGCTGAACATGTTGCAGATGTCCTATCTGCGCGCCGCCGCCTACGGTGAGCTTCTCCGTCAGCAGGTGATGACGGAGACAGGCGTGGACCTCAGTACCGAGGGCCTGATCGGGTATCGCTACGCCTCCGCCGGCCAGGATGGGCACATCTACAAGCAGTCCGAAGAGGTCCGTGCGCTGGTGGTCCTGGAGGCTGCCGAGCGTGACCGGGTGGTGCGGTACGCGAAAGTCGCTCACGACATGGGGATCAGCGAGCGCCTCACCGACCTGGCCGAGAGCTGGGGTGACGTGGTCGCGACGCGGGTCACGGTGATCATCTCGGCCCTCAACCTGACGCCCGAGCAGGAGGCTCTCGTGCCGGCCCTCGTGCAGGCGCATCTGGGCTCGATCGACCTGTCCGCCATCAGTGGGCGGTAAGGCGATGACGCAGGTGCTGCTCGGCTCGCTGTGCTGGGCGGGACTGTTCGCCGGCGCGCTTGGTCTGATCGCGTGGCTGGACGGGCGTGAGCGCGGGTGAGGATCGACCTGGCGAGCAAGATCCTGTCGCGCTCGCGCCTAGCACGGTGGTGGGATTCGCCGACGGCGTGGGCGGCGGACTGTCTGCCGGAAGTGAGGCTCGCGCGGTATCAGCGTGAGGTGCTGGACGCGCTGCCGGTGAAACGCCGGGTCGCCGTGCGCGGGCCGCACGGGCTCGGCAAGACGATGCAGGCTGCGGTAGCGGTGAACTGGTTCGCGACCACGCGCGAGCTGGCGGGTAAGGACTGGAAGGTGATCACCACGGCCTCGGCGTGGCGGCACCTTGAGGTTTATCTCTGGCCGGAGATCCGCAAGTGGAGTGGGCGGATCGACTTCGAGACGCTCGGCCGGGCGCCGTACAACCCGCGCACCGAGATGCTGGACCTGCGGCTGAAGCTGCCGAACGGTGCCGCGACGGCGGTCGCCTCGAATCAGCCGGAACGCATCGAGGGTGCACACGCGCAGGAACTGCTCTACTTGCTTGATGAGGCAAAGATCATCCCGCCGGAGACGTGGGACTCGATCGAGGGTGCGTTCTCCAATGCCGGTCCCGACGTGGCGGACAACGCCTACGCCTTCGCCATCAGCACGCCCGGCCCGCCCTCCGGCCGCTTTTACGACATCCACCGGCGTGCGCCCGGCTACGAGGACTGGTGGGTGCGGCACGTCACGCTCGCCGAGGCGATCGAGGGCGGGCGCATCTCGGCCAGCTGGGCGGAGCAGCGGCGCCTGCAGTGGGGTGCGGACTCCGCGATCTATCACAACCGGGTCCTCGGCGAGTTCCACGCCTCCGATGAGGACTCGGTCATCCCGCTGGCCTGGCTGGAGGCGGCGATCGAGCGGTGGCACGACTGGGACCGCGCCGGGCGCCTGGTGATGGGCGGGCCGCTCTGGACGGGGGTCGACGTGGGGCGCGGCGGTGACGAGTCCGTGCTTGCTCGCCGGGACGGCCCGGTCGTCACCCTGTCCGGGAATCGGCGGCGCGACACGATGAGTCAGGTTGCCGAGCTGCAAGGTATCGAGGGCCGGGCGATCGTCGACGTCATCGGCCTCGGCGCGGGTGTGTTCGATCGGCTGCGAGAGGTCGGGCACCGGCCCCTCGGGTACGCCGGATCGGGCAAGACGGAACGCCGGGACCGCTCGGGGACGTTCGGGTTCGCCAACGTGCGATCGGCCGCGTACTGGAACCTGCGTGAGCTGCTCGATCCGGCCTATGAGCCGGTGCTCGCGCTGCCGCCGGACGACCTAATGATCTCCGACCTCACGACCCCGACGTGGGAGGTGGCGACCGGTGTCCCGCCGAAGATCAAGGTCGAGGTGAAAGACAAGGTCGTCGAGCGTCTCGGCCGGTCCCCGGACCGGGGGGACGCGGTCGCGATGGCGATGTGGGCCGATCATCACCGAGGCTCGGGCACCTTCGCCGCGCCGGTCGGTCAGATGCCCTCTACCGGGTTGCTCGGCTTCAGCTCTCGCTGACTTCACCGGCATGCATGGTAAGGTTGCCGGATGAGTGAGAAAGAGATCCTGGACCGCCGGCAGCGAGCGCGTGAGGCAGGGCTCGATGCCATCGATGACCCCGGGCTGATCCGTTCGCAGCACGCCAGTGCTATCGAGGCCGCCATCGAGGTGGCGACCCGCGTGAAGATCACGCCGGAGGTGATCGAGGCCGGTCGTGCTGCGTGGCAGGCCGCCGGCGGTGAGTGGACGGAGGACCCGGGACTGCGTCAGGTTGCGCGCCTCGCGGCCTCTTTGCGCGCCCTCGGTTTCGAGGTCGTCGAATGAGGAAGCTCCTGGCCGGGCTGAAGCGTGCGCTCGGCAAGACGGTCGTGGGCGGCGGGGCACCGCCGGTCTGGTGTTTCGCGTGTGCCGCCGGGAAGTGCGGGACCGTACCCCGGGACGGAGGCTGCGCGTGCTGCCGCGCGGGGCACGCGGGCGGTTCGTGAACCCGGCCAGCGGAGAGGCGACCAACTACCCCTGGAGCATGCACGCCTATGTGCCGAGCCCGTACGGGTGCATGCACGGCGGGGGCCGCAAGGGCAAACCTTGCGGGCGGGAACGGGGTCATCCTTCTCACCTGCGTTACCCATGCGAAACGTGTGGCGAGACACTCTGGTCGGTCGACGCGCGGCTGAGACACGAGGAACGAGAACACGGGGCCGACGATGAGGGAACTGTCCGGGGTCATCTCCGACCGGATCAGGCGGAAGAGGGATCATGAGCTGGGGGGCGAAACCGCCGAACCCGCAACATCAGCCGAGGCGCAACGGCCGCAAACCGCCCGACCCGACGAAGATCCCGAAGAAGCGCGGAACGAAGCCTTCGAGCCCTGTCACTGCGCCGAAGCAGCACGGCAGAAAGCCTCCCGCGCCTGAACC